TGGACCAAACAATTTATACTTTATAGAATTTTGCCGTGTGTGCACCAGATCCTAACGCCGGAAGAAGAGAAGCCGCTAGACAAGAGAACAACAAGCGGATACAGAAATACTATTCTGATGGCATAAAACAATGGAATAAAGAAGTCGATTTTAAGGATAACATTAACAACATCCTTGGACTAGGAGCATCTCGCTCTAGATCTGACTTCGATGCTTTTGCTCTTAGTGAGCAAGGTAAAGGTATGCTAGATAAAGAAAATGCAGCCAGAAAATACTTTCAACAGGCTGCTGTTAACGAAGGTGGTAGATCCAGAAACTTTAAAGGTTCACAGAAATCTGCTTACTTTGCTAAACTAGCTGAAGTTGATAGAAAACAATACGCTCTAGCTACCGTAGGCGAAGCTAAAGCTGAAACTAAAATACAAAGAGGTCTACAAGAACAACTCAGAACTAACCGTACTAACCTTGGATTTGATCCACAGTTTGGTCCAGCAACTATGTTGCCTCCAAAAGACAGAGCTGGTCAGTTTATGAATACTCTAAGTTTTGGTATGAGTATTGCTGCTCCTTTTATACCAGCTCCAACAAGTGATGTCAGACTAAAAGATAATATTAAAAGAATAGGTGAATCCATTGATGGATACAATATATACAAATTTAGATATCTTGATTCTACCAAAGAATATATAGGAGTTATGGCTCAAGAAGTACAAGCTAAAAAACCAGAAGCTGTTGTTAAATTAAACAATGGCTTTTACGGTGTAGATTATAGCCAACTAGACGTTGAGTTTAGGGAGGTTGTCTAATGGCTAATATGGAATCGTTTAACTTTGATACATCAGCAACTAACTATGCAGAAGTAAGTTATGATGGATCTAAAGTTGCTAATCAAGCACTTGCAGAAACAGACAAGATTTATGCAGCTCACTACGAGCGTATGAAGCAAGATGCTATTAAAGATGCTGAAACCAGATCTCGTAACTACACAAAGCTTGGTAAACTTATACCTCAAGCCGTTAAGTTTAAGGAAAAGTTAGACGCATGGAATGATAGTAAATCATTAAAAAGTGACCTAACAGAAGGTACATCAGCAAAAGGTGGTGAAGAAGTACAAACAGGGAAAGTTAAAGATAAAACTAAAGAAATAGAAATACAACAAGAAAAAGAACTAAAACAGCTAGAAAACCAAACTAATGTAGAGGGTGAGATAATAAAATCTCAAGAAGTTGCTGCTAATAATGTAGCTGGTGCTAGTAAAGATCAAGCTATTTCTACATATGATGCAATTAAAATTTCAAATATAGATACTTATAACGAAAACTCTGCTGCATCATCTAGAAAACATCTTAACACAGCTAGTACATTTGTAGCTAAAAATCTTAACGCTGCTGTAGGTAATGCTATGGTTCCCGGTGCAAATGGTAGAAGTTATAACCAACTGTTAGAAGCTGGGGAAGATGCTCTAGCAGAAGAAGCTTTATTTTTTTGGGGTCGTAGTGCATTAGTACAAAGTGGTGCACTAACTACTTTAAAAGGTAGACACAAAGATAAACTGTTAAAAGATCTACGCAAAAATATAGACGGTATAACAACCAAATCTATGAACCGTAGAATCGAGGAAGAGCTTAAGTTAGGTGAAGTCAAAGAAGTACTAAACTTATCTAATATGCTAGTCAATAATCCAGAAGGTATATCTGAGTATGTATTTGGTACTCCTGATGATCCTAACTCTGGATTGCTAACTAAACTGTCAGCTGGTGCACCCGGTGGACCTGACGCTACATTTGGTATGGCTAAACTAGGCGATAGACTTGAAAAAGCTTTTGAACAGAACCTTATAGGAATGGAAGAGCTACAGTTGCTTCGGGATACATTATTTGTACAGAAAGGCACTAAAGGTAAAACAACTACTATTGCAGGCTTAAATACTGATTCTGGTAGATTACTTGATAGAAAACTTGGGGGTCTTATTCAGAAAGCTCAGAAAAAAGAGCTAACTAAAATTGAAAACGAAAGAAAAATTAATGCTGAACAAGGCATAACTTCTCTTATCGAAGGCTATAGAGCTCAAAATAAAGATGGTAGACCAGTAACACTGGAACAAAAAGAAAAAGACATCGCTAAACTTGCTAAAGATTTAGGGTTGTCTACATCAGATCCTTTACTTAAAAGACTAAATGACTATTATGTCCCCGGTGATTATGATGATGAAGAGGAAGCACAATGGTTATTAGCAGACATCAGAAGAGATGGTAAAATAGATGGTGGGGATCTAGAAGGCAGATTATCTGCTATAGAAAACGGTGACATCCGCAAAGCTACTAAGAAAAAAGCTGAAGCTTTACTTGCTGGATTTGAACCATCTGATAAACATACTAAAGACGCAGCTAAAATATTTAATGCTATGTCTAACGTAACTGCTGACGGAACAGTTTTAGATCCTGATAAAGCAAGTGAAGTTGCATTAGGAATACAAGCAAATATGATGATAGACTATGAAGAGCTATATGCAGAAGGATTTGCTGTATCACAAAATGCTACTAAAGCACATAACTACGCTTTAAATAAAATAAAACTTAACCACAGAGATGAGAAACAATTTATCGAAGCAGATGTAGACGGTGTTAAAAAAATGGTCAGTAAGTACACAGCTCCAAACATGGGTGAAGCAGACGCTGACATACAAAGCTCTATGCTTTTTGAAAGAACTATAGACATGTTAAATAAAGATCAAGAAGGTACACTTAACAGTTCTGGATTTTTAATGGGTGAAGCAAAAGCCTTACCTATAGCTATCAGAGCATTAAAAAACAACACTGGTGTTATACCTGAGTACTATCTTAACTTATCTAGAAAGACTGGCATACATCCATTAAAATTAATGAAGATGAGAATGGAAGCTATGGACATAGATCCAAAAGAAGCTGATCCAAACAAGGTATACTTTGTTGACTTTCCTGACGATGACTTAAGTGAAAATGATAAAAAAAGATTAAACACATTTCCTACTCCATCAAATGTAGTACAAATAATGAGTCAGGATATTTATTCTGATGATGCTAAGAATACTATTTTCTACGATCAGATGGCTCGTCAAGGTGCAGACCATGATTCTTTTATAGACACTAGAGGTCGAGCATATAAAATTAATATAACTGAGCGAAGCATAAGTAATGTTGGTAATATGTTTAACAATAATAAAAGTAGAACAGGTATTCAATATGGTGCAAAAGTAAAAGTAGGTAAATATGATTGGAATAAAAATACCTTTGAAGCAGCACTTGAAAGAAGTGGTATAGATCCTTCAGAACCTTTTACCAAAGAAAATCAAGATGCTTTACTAAGAGCACATCAAGCTAATATATTATATTCAGATAACATGCTTTCAAGTTTAGAAGCTTTTGGAGGTGATACTGAGTTAACAAGTTATGAACCTGTGAGCGTAGACTTTGATACTGCGGCAGCTTTTTCTGAAGAGTTTGGTACTGATCCATTCATGCAACCAAATTCGCTTTCAACTGGTTTATTTAATACGTACTTTTTAATAGAACAATAAAATGTCAGAAATTTATGATGAAGAAAACCGAGAGAAAGACGCCTTTGATCAGGCGTCCGAAGCGGTACTAGGTACGGCGGAATCAGAAGAAAATCTTGCAGAACAAAACAAAGCTGAAGCAGAACAAGTAGATCAAGAACAAGCAGAAATTGATGACCCACGTGAATCAGAAAACTGGGGAGTTAAAGGAGTTGTTAGAGAGCTACAATCTGCAATAACTGGTGGCGTTCAAGACTCTTTATCCTCCGTAGCTACTTTTGCTGAGAGAACAACAGATGCTTTCTCTGGCGAAATGCAAAGGGAACGACAAGAAAATGGTTATTACAAACCAGAGTGGGACCCTTTTAAATCTTATAGTAACCCTATTATAACTAAAACATGGTGGGGTAAACTAGCACGAGGCACAGTACATTTTGGTACAATGGCAGCTGGTACAGTACTAGCAGCTAAAGGTGCAGCCGCAGCCGGTATAGGCTTAGGTGTAGGTGCTGGTGCAAAAGCATTACTAGGGGCTAACAGTCTTGTACGTGCAGCTGGTATAGGTGCTATATCTGATTTAGTGTCTCAAGAGTCTGATGCAGAAAACGCATTAGGGTCAATGAGAGATCACTATGGTTGGATGGATACACCTCTATCAACAAAAGAAACAGATCACCCTATGATGATGAAACTAAAAAACATCGTTGAGGGTATGGGAATAGGACTTATCTTTGATGGAGCTGCTATGGCTCTAGGTAAAGGTGGTAAAAAAGTAAAAGATTTTACTAGGCAAAGAGCTAAAAGTGTTGACGCTGATACTCTAGCAAAAGGACTACAGGAATTACGAGACGGCGAAAGCGGGTTTCGTGCAGCAAAAAATAAACCACAAGCTGGTTCACATCAGGGTGCTACACTATCTCAAGATGATCCATATATTGTCTGGGAAAGAAGTAAAAGAGTTAAGAATGAATGGGGAGCCGAAGATGGTGCAGCCGGAAATGTTATCACACCTGTACAGAAAGAACGTGGTGCTAACTACTCAGGTATGTCGGAAGAGGTAGTTGATGAAGTATTACGTAAACTATATAGTAATAATAAATATAAAGCTATTATAGCAGAAACTAAAGAACAAGGCACAACTTTAGCTGAAAAATTTGGAGACGCTATTGCAGCACACCAACGTATTACACAAGGTAGAAACGCAGCAGACATGTCACCAGATGAGTATTTAGAAGAACTACTACAAGCTGCTGATGTCTATGAGTTTACCGATATTGATGGTAATGTTACTAATAAAGTTTCTACAATTACAAGTAAATATGTTGTTGTAGCTGACATGGTTGTTGGTACATTATTACAGCAAGTGCGTGACTTAGGCATAGCTGGTCGTGAATTAAAGGACTTTGTAAACTTAGCAGACGTAGATGGTCCATTAGACAATATACGTAACTCAATGTTTATGGCATTGACTGAAGCAAAGCGTGCAAGGATTATTAAATCTGATGACTTTAGAGCATTAGGAGCTGGTAAACGTCAATTCTTAGAGAAAACATTATCTCAAGAAATGGTAGATACTCGTGAATCCATACAAGCTATATTAGGTTTAGCTGGTAATGATCCAAATAATGGTGATTTATTAATGGCTTTGTTTGAAGCATTTTCATCTATGAAGACTGTAAACAATCTAGATGACTTTGACCAGTGGGCACGTAAGATGATTAAAGGTGGAGAGATAGAAGGTAAGCAACAAACTGGAGCACTTATAAGAGAACTACAAGGTGTAATGACACATAGTATTTTATCTGGTCCTAAAACACCAGCTAGAGCTATAATCGGTACAGCTACACATACGTTCTTACGTCCGATAGCTACAACTATTGGTGCTACTTTATCTTTACCATTTACCAAAGACGTGCGTGCAGTACGTGCAGGGTTAGCATCTATGAACGCTATGATGGAAGCTATACCAGAATCGTTTGCTTTATTCAGATCTAGACTTGATGGCTATTGGTCAGGAGATATTTCTACTATTAGAACTCGTTTTGCTGAATATACAAAAGGAGATGCAAACTGGGAAGTGTTACGTAGATGGGCAGAAGATAGTGGTCGTGCTACAGCTGGAGACAAAGCTGCATTTCGTATGGCAAATCTAGCACGTTCTATGAATGACAAAAGCTTTTTAACTTACTCTACTAAACTTATGGCAGCAACCGATGATGCGTTTGCTTTCATATTAGGTAGAGCTAAAATGAGAGAAAAAGCTTTATTGTCTGCATTTGATGTAGCCGATGCTGGTAAGCTTACTACCTTTACAGAAATCACACCAGAATTAGTCAGAAATTTTGAAGACTTTTTTTATAGAGACATTTTTGATGCTGATGGTAATATAATAGACGAAGCAACAAAGTTTGCACGTAAAGAAGTTACACTTACACAAGATCTTAGCGGATTTTCTGCTAACCTTAACGCTGTGTTTCAACAGAACCCTTGGGCTAAACCTTTCTTTTTGTTTGCGAGAACAGGAGTAAACGGTTTAAAACTTACAGCAAAACATACACCCGGATTTAACTTTTTTGTTAAAGAGTTTAATGATATAGCATTTGCTAAACCTACACCAGAAGCCTTTGCAGAGCTTGGACCTAAGTTTGGTATTACTAATGCTAGAGAATTAGCTAACGCAAAAGCCTTACAACGAGGTAGATTAGCTATGGGAGGAGCTCTAACCTTTATGGCAATACAGAAATGGATGTCAGGAGAAATGACAGGTAATGGACCTATAGATAGACAAAAGCGTAATGTCTGGACGGATGCAGGCTACAAGCCTAGAACTATAACTTTAGGTGATGTACAGGTAGGTTACGATTCCTTTGAACCATTTAACCAGATTATGTCTATGGTAGCTGACATCGGTGATGCTAGTTTACTCATGGGTGAAGAATGGACTAAAGATAACTTAGGAAAAGTAGCACTATTACTTGCTCAGGGTGTAACAAGTAAGTCTTATTTAGCTGGATTACAGTCATTTGTAGATTTATTCGGTGCAAAACCCGGACAAGGTGCAAGAATAGGTGGTAACTTACTTAATAATGTAGTGCCTTTAGGAGGTTTACGTAACGATTTAGGTAAATTATTTTCACCATATACACGAGAACTTAACTCAGGTATTGTAGATTCTATCCGAAACAGAAACCTTGCTACTGAAAACATAGCTTTTGATGGTGGTTTACCGATTAAGTATGACATACTAAGTGGCAGACCTGTCAAACCTTACGACTTTATGACTCGAGCATTTAACATGTTTAGTCCTGTATCATTTGATTTAACATCAAGTCCCGGCAGAACTATGCTATTTAATAGTGGTTACGATATGAGATTATCAGTTATGTATTCCCCCGAAGGTGATAATCTAACAGATGAACCAAGAATGAGATCTGCATTTCAGAAAGCTATTGGTGATCAAAAAATAGAAGTACAGCTAAACAGGCTTGCTGAAGATCCTAAAGTTCAAGAATCTATACAACAAATGATGAAAGACATAGCATCAGGTAAACGTAGTGAGTTTGAAGTTATGGACTATTATCATAATAAAGCAATAGATCGTATCTTCCAAAAAGCTAGAAAAATAGGCTGGAATACTATTAAACAAGATCCAAACATACAAGCTCTTAAACTTGAAGAAAGGAAAAAGAAAGTAAAACGAATCCAGAAATCACAAGATACTAGTGGTCCAATACCCAACATTACAAATATTTATAAATAATGGCAACAACATTCGTAGATTATACGGGGGATGGTAATGCGACCAAAGCGTTTTCTTTCCCTTCTTATAAGGTAGAAGATATTAAAGTTAAAGTTGATGATGTCGTAAAGACAGTCAGCACACACTATAATATAACTAGCTACACAACAACTGGCGGTGGTAACGTAGTATTTACTTCCGGCAATATTCCAGCAAGTCCAGCTGATATTCACATATACCGTGATACAGATGTGGACAGTGCTAAAGCCACCTACACAGCAGGGTCGTCAGTCAAAGCTGGCGATCTTAACAATAACCATACACAATTATTGTATGCGTTACAAGAAGAACAGAATCAATTAGTTAGATCAGGTAATATAAAAGACGCCGCAGTTATTACATCTAAGATTAAAGACCTTAATGTAACAAGAGCTAAAATAGCTAATGATGCTATTGATGGTACAAAGATAGCTGATGACAGTATTAATTCTGAGCATTATGTAGCTGGGTCTATAGATACAGAGCATATTGCTGACGCACAGATTACACATGTTAAGTTAGCTAACGACTCTGTAGATGGAGACAACATACAAGATGATGTTATAAATTCTGAGCACTATGTAGCAGTTTCTATAGATACTGAGCACATTGCAAACGAAAATATAACTACTGCTAAACTAGCTGCTGATGCAGTTACAGCATCTAAACTAGCAGATAATGCAGTAGTCACAGCTAACATTGTAGATGCTAATGTAACACATGTTAAGTTAGCTACCGATGCAGTAGATGGAGACAATATAGCTGATGATTCTATTAACTCAGAACATTATGTAGATGGTAGTATTGACACTGCACACATAGCAGATAGTCAAGTAACTACAGCTAAAATAGCAGCAGATGCAGTTAACGGTACAAAGATTGCAGACGACTCAATTAATAGTGAGCATTATGTCGATGGCAGCATTGATACTGCTCACATTGCAGATGCTCAGATAACTACAGCTAAAATTGCAGATGGTGCAATTACTGATGCAAAAATTGCTGGTGGTTCTCTAGATAACAGATACTACACAGAAACAGAGTTAGATGCTGGTCAGTTAGATAATAGGTATTATACAGAAACAGAATCTGACGCTAGATACTTTAACATAAGTACTGGAGACACTATTAAAGATGGTGATTCATTTCCAGATAATGATACAACAATCGCTACAACCGCAGCTATTAATGACAGGATAATTGATCTTGTTGATGATGTCGGTGGATTTGTACCAATAGCAAACGAAACAAGTTTTCCAAATACTAACCCTGACGTAAATAACGGAACAGGAACTATAGTTAGTGTATCTACTTTAGCTTCTAACCATACTTCAAACGGTAGTGGTACGTTTACAATTTCCAATGGTACTGTAGGAAACTCTACGGTCACTATTACTGGAGCTGCAAATAGCACAACTTATAGTGCTGGATACGGATTACTTGTAGAAACAACCTCTACACTTAATACTTATACATTTCATAGATTAGTACCAAAAGCAACAGAGGTTACAACTGTAGCTGGTATTTCATCTAACATTACAACAGTTGCAACTAATACATCTAATATAAATGCTGTTGCAGCAGATGCTTCAGATATAGGTGTAGTAGCAGCTGATGGTACTGACATCGGATTGGTTGCAGGGTCTATAGCTAATGTAAATACTACAGCTGGATCAATAGCCAATGTAAATACTACAGCTACAAACATAGCTAACGTAAACAACGTAGGAAATAATATATCTAATGTTAATGCTGTTCATAGTAACGCATCTAATATAAATAGTGCTGTATCTAATGCAAGTAACATTAACAGTGCTGTATCTAATGCAAGTAATATAAATTCAGTTGCTGGTTCTATATCTAATGTTAATACAACTGCTGGCTCAATAGCTAACGTAAACACAGCTGCAAGTAATATTAGTAATGTAAATAACTTTGCTAATACATATCAAATAGCATCTTCTGACCCAACAACAGATGGTGGCGGTAACGCACTAGCAGAAGGAGATTTATACTTTAATACTACTGCTAACGAACTCAAAGTTTATAATGGCGGTTCTTGGCAAGGTGGTGTTACAGCTAGTGGTAACTTTGCAGCTAAAACTGGTAATACATTTACTGGTACTAACATACATAACGACAACGTAAAGTCTGTTTATGGTACAAGTTCTGATGGATTAGAAGTATTCCATAATGGTAGTGATTCTGTAATTAACGACCAAGGTACAGGTAGTCTAAAACTACAAACTGGTGGTAATACAAAAGTAGAAATTACTGGTACAGGAACTTCTGTTACAGGTAATATTGTTGTCTCAGGTAACGTAGATGGTCGTGACGTAGCTGCTGATGGTGTAGCTTTAGATGGTTTTAAAACTGGAAACGTAACAACAACAACAACTAATGGTAACATTAAACTAACTCCTAACGGTACTGGTGCTGTAGAAATAAAAGGTGTTGGGGGTGCAGATGGTACATTACAACTTAATTGTTCAGTCAACAGTCATGGTGTAAAAATCAAAGCACCAGCTCATAGTGCAGCAGCAAGTTATACACTTACTCTTCCTA